GTTGGTGCTTATTGGATTAAATTTGTTTCTACGGGCCTTACTAACGGTACTTTTACTACGGGACTTGGAACTGTTAAATTTGTGTCTTACAACGTAGGTGACTATGTGACTGTTACCGGTATGGTTCCAAATAGCTATAATGTTACTGACGTCCTTGTTACTGCTGCTACTGCTACAGGTTTTACAATATCCTCTAGCGCTACTGGAACGTTTGTTTCGGGCGGAACTGCTGTTGCAAAAACGGCATTGCTATCTACTTTTAACACTTTGTCCACTAATACGTTGTTGTACTTTACGGCAAAAACTGCGCCCAACACAACACTAAACGTATTACCGCCTACTCACGTTCCAATTGATGTAGAAATAACTGTAAACGTTTTGCCGCAATATAGTCAATTATCTGTTATTACGCAAGTAAAATCTGCGGTGTCAGCCATAGTTTCTACAAGCAACTCTTTCTTTGCAGACCAACTTCCCGCACAATATTTTTTAAATGCCGCCTCATCGGTTGCTGGTACCCAATATTCAGTAGTCAATATGCTTAGAAAAACATCTAGCCAACAAACTTTTTATGTTACAACTTGGGCTAGAACTTCTAACGTAGTCACTTTAACATTGGCGGCTAGAGCTAGCGGCTCTCACAACATAACTGTTGGTTCTTTTTTAAGAATAAACAACGTAAACTCAAGTTTTGACACTTCAAATGCTAATACGGTAGTGGTTACTGCCGTTGCAACTAACACCGTTTCTTTTGCTAACACGGGCGCTGACCTTACCGGGCAAACCCCAACATCTACCTCAAATTACGTGCAAGTAATGGCTGTAGATTCAATAGCTTTGGCAGCCAATGAGCTTCCTACCATAGGAACTATAACCGTAAACGCCTCTGGCGGAATTTCGTAAGGAGAAATTTAAATGGCTTATTACCCAGATAACACCGCTGTTTTTAGTACAAAAACAGATAACGTAACAACAATTGTTGCTGCCGACCCTAACTCAATTCAATCAGAAGTAGTGGCGGTTCAAACAGAACTAGGAACTAACCCTAGGGTATCGACACTAGGTACCGGCGGTCTTCCTACTTACATTCCTGCACCCACATCAAGTTCATTTACTACCGTAAAAGCTAGAATTGCAAACATTGAAGCTGGCCTGACTAACGCCCTTAAAACAGGATATACTCAACTTTCAACTGGAAGTTACTCTGCTGGAGGTACGACTAATATTTCTGTTAGCGACTACACGTATCAAAAACTTGTCTTAGTAATCCAACCTACTGCTGTTACAAGTGCGCCAGCAATAAACCTAAAAATTAATGGAAGTACTATTACTTCTATATACACATACAGCAGAATTGTTCACGGTACTTCTTCTGCTCCTACATTGACTGGTAATTATCAAACTAGCTCTGGGTTTTTATTAGGAACAATGACCGGTGACTGGCAATCATACGTGATTGAATTACCTAACTATGCAAGTACTACTGCTTGGAAAACTATTACTTCTTTAGCATTTTCACTATATTTAATGGGATTTGCGGAAGACCCAAATAGAATTAGCAGTTTAAATATAGTTACTACCGGTACAGCTACATATACAGCTACTTTATACGGCGTTAGATAGTTAAATAAATGACTAAATATGCTGGCGCGGTATACGGTACTACAGGTCTCACTTATGGTGAGGTACTTGACAGTACTACGTCGCTAACTGTAAGCCCGTTCACAGCAACTTCTACTAATTACAAAACTATTTCTATAAATTTTGGTACCCCTTCAGGTTCTTTTAGCAGAATTATAATTGTAAGAAATTCATTGGGTTTTCCTGTGACCCCAGACGATGGCGACAGGATTATTGATGCTGCTAATACATCTTCTATTGCCTTACCGTATGTAGATACTGGCGGTTACATAGATTTAACTACAAGCACTTTTATAAACTCAGTTGGCGGTGTTCCATTAACACTAGTTGAAGGTAAAGCTTACTATTATTCTATATTTTTGCTTGTAAGCTCTACTTGGCAAAGAGTTGGAAATACAATTGGCCTATCAGTTAAAAATTACAGTACCACTGATGTAATGTATGACTATTTACCTCTTCCATATAAACTTCCAAATTTAGAAGTAACAGATTCTAGTTCAGATACCAACAGTGCTTTATATAACTTTTTAAAAACTTTTGGTTTTACTTTTGATATTTGGAAAACTCAAGCTGAAAATATTAGAAACAGGTACGACGTTGATAATATTCATGGAAGATTGATTCCTAATATGTTGAATCAATTTGGTTTACCATTTGAAGATGAGTTAGGTATTCAACAAGGGCGACGACTACTTAAAAATGTATCTAATATCCATACTAAAAAGGGCTCTATCGATGGACTTAAAACATTTATTACTGCGTTTACTGGATATAACGTAACTATTGGAAGTTTAAGAAATTTATTATTAACTTTAAATGACGGTTCTTTTGAATATAGTTTAGGTGGTTGGGTAGGTTCTGATGCAAGTAGTAGCATTAGCCAAATATCCGGAGGAGCTGAATCACCCGCAGTTACCCCTTATTCAGAATCAGGTTATCCCGCTAATTACTCCAATAGCACACTTGGTATTTTAAAAGCTACTAGATTAAGTACCACTGGTGCTATAACATTTGCTTGCGGAACATCGTATAAAAACGTATTTGTTAATCCTCAAACCCCGTTATTGTCCAACGGCACTAATGTCACTTTAACTACAAACGTAAACCACGGGTTATCTGTTGGGCAAATTATTACAATAAGTGGTGTTGCTCCTTCAGGCTATAATGCTACAAATGCAGCTGTAACTGCTATAAATGGGCCAAATCAATTTACTTATGCTAACGCTACTACAGGAGCAATTCTTACTGGCGGAACAGTTAATATAGCCACCTTTGCCCCTAGACTTGCTGGAGTTCCTGTAACTCCTGGCTCTACATATACGCTGTCTCTGTATACTCGAGCTAAAACTACCGCTAGGACAGTGAACCAATCTATTTCTTGGTATGACTACAGGGGAAACTTTATTAGCACTTCTACGGCTTCTGGAAGCGCTAACAGCACATCTGCATGGACAAGGCCAACTGCTCACACAGCTACAGCCCCATTAAACGCTGAGTATGCTGTGCCTACAGTTTCAATTCTTGCAGCCGTTGCTTCTGAAGTTCACTATGTAGACGCTGTTCAACTTGAACAATCGGCGTCAGCGGCTACTTATGCAGACCCTCGCCGCGTAGATATATTTCTTCAAGCTAATCGAATTAATTTAATTTTAAACCCATCTTTTGAAACTAATGCTACTAACTGGGTTGCTGGAACAAACACAACAATTGCTAGAAACGCATCTAATGGATATTCGGGCACTTCATCGCTTGCTTTAACTGCATCTGCTGCTGGGGATAGTTGGGCTAGCATAACTTCAGGAGTTAGTGCTACAGTTGGCTCTAATTACACAGCGTCTATGTATGTAAAGTCTGCAGCTACTTCTAGGGATGCTCAAATAAGACTTGACTGGTATAACGGAGCTAGTTTATTGTCTACGACATCAGGAACTAGCGTTTCTACTAGTACTAGCGCTTGGACTCGTGTATCAGTGACCGGAACTGCTCCTCTCAATACCACAGCAGTAGTAGCTACTGTTAGAATAATATCTGCGGCAACTAGTGAAGTGCATTATTTTGATGCTGCATTACTTGAGCAATCTGATACTCTTAACCCTTATTTTGATGGCTCTACCGGTCAATTATTGACAACCGATCTTCTTTGGGAAGATAATTTACCTTCAGGCGGTCGCGGGCTGTATTTTAAAAACAGATTATCTACTTTAAACCGTTTAAACCTATACTTACCTGAGTATTTGCCTATTGGCACTTCTTACGCAGTCATAGCTGGTAAAACTACATCTTGACGACTTACACTTTTTGTGTATACTAATACTTCCGTTCATAGGAGGTAAATATGAGACGAGTAACCATCGCGGTTATAGGTAACGCAAAAACAACCAGAGCTAACGTAGAGGCTCTAATCAGTGACGTAGTAGATTCAGTTGACGAAGCAACCATTGCGCTAGTGTACGACAAAAACCCTGCTGATGGGGTTACTTGGGCAGAACAATGGGCTACAGATAAAGAACTCCCATTAACTAAGTACCCAAATAATAACTATGATGCTCTATTTTCTGAGCATAATTTAGATGAAATTAAATTCTTTATGCTTTGGGGTGACGAAGACCCTGAATGTCAGCTAGCAGCTTCTAAGGCACAAGAATCTCGTATTTTGGCCTATGACCTTACAGATGGTCTAATACTAATACCATTGAACTCGGAACCTATTGTACGCCCAGTAAAATCTGTAATGCCTATAGTAGAAACTAAAGTTACTGAAGATTTATTCCCGGTTGAAGAAAAATTATCTGCTATTGAAGAAGTTTTATCTGAAGAAGAGGAACCAGATGATGATGATTATGATAGCGAGTACGACCTAGAAAAAAATCTAGTTGTGCTAGTGTCTGAGATGGGTAAGATTTTTGCTCAGTCATTTGCTAAAGAATTTAAACGCATCATCAAGGAATAGCATGTCTATCAATATTAGTCGGCAGTCACAGGACTGCCTAGCTTTCCTATACCTAAACCCAACTCTTATAATAAATCACCGTACCCTGATGGAACACAAGGGCTTAAGCAGACGCAAAAGCCTACTTGTTTTACAGGAGCTACGAGACGCAAATTGCATCAAAATGACTAGAATAGTTGGTGCAGGTACCAAAACTAAAGTGGTAATGTCTGACGTGACCAAATCGGTCATATCAGGTTATCGCCATATAGCAGTACAGCTAGTAAGCCATATTTCTAATAGCAATACAGCTAGTACTACTAATATAGCTACAAATAAATTCCTCGACGAGGTCGAGGGGAAGGAAAAAGAAGTGGGTTATGAGTACTTTAAAAAGATGTCGTCTCCAGATGACGATACTCTGGTTGACCGCGCAAAACATCTGGCGCAGAAGAAAGCCGAGTACGTGGAGGTTCGCGAGGCTAAGGCGCAAAAACGCAAAGACCAGCATCGCTCCAAGATTTCTCCATCAGACTGGACTTGCAAAGACGTTGCCTACGAGTTTGGGGACCGTATGGCTGACATCTGGTCCATCAAGCCCTTCAGTGTCACTCAGTCCCGGTTTGTACAGGCACTCTCGGTATTCCGGAAACAGCATGATACGAACGGTGAAGTGGAGCTCAAACTCATCGAGTTATTCTTCAGCACCCTCAAGTCTGAGAAATATACCGACGGAAACCATTTATGGCGAGCCTTCCTCTACAAAGCCCCCAGCTTGCTAATGCAGGCTCGTGAGAGTATCATCACGGTAGAGCAGATGGAAACGAACATTATTCGTGACCAAGAACTGACTAACCGTAAGCTTGCTTTGCTAGACGAGGATGAAAATGTATAAACCAAACGATTTGCCGGCCCGTAGACGGACTTGGGTGAAGATTGCGAGTATACCCCCAGCTAAGCTTGGTTGGACCCTTGAGGACTGTTCTGACGTCTCTGCGGATGTAATGACGGCCGTCTCTAGGTGGTTTTCCGCAGTAACTTCAGACAGGGTAATCCGAGCCGAGGGTAAGCAAACTTGTGGCCTTGGTTTAATGCTTTACGGACTTCCAGGCCGCGGTAAGACCACAATGGCTAATACTTTGATTCAAGAAGTCCTACGTAAAGCAGCACCAGAAATTTTAGGTATGGAACCGGGTAAAACCGTTTCTCGCCCTTGCTACTTCATCACTTACAATGCCTTGCTTGACCTAAAAGGCTCAATTATGGAAAGCCATGAGAAC